AAGGACGAGACCGAGCGCGAGCAGTTCCAGGCGTTGAGCACGGAGATCGACCAGATCGACGCCGAGCTCAAGGATCTGCGCACGCTCGAGCAGGCGGCCCTCACCAAGGCGGTGCCGGCGACCGGCGGCACGCCCGACGAGGCGGCACGGGCGCGGGGCGGCGTGATCCGCGTGTCGGAACCCACCCTGCCGAAAGGTATCGCGTTCGCGCGGTACGTGGCCTGCAAGGCGGCCTCTGCGGTGCAGCTCCGGAGTGGCAACTTCGTGTCGCCGCTCGACATCGCCAAGCAGCGCTATCCGAGCATGTCGGCGCTGCACACCGTCTTCGAGAAGGCGGCGGTCCCGGCCGGCACCACGTCGGGCTCGAACTGGGCCGATGACCTCGTGCCGTACCGCGTGCTCGCGGACGACTTCATCGAGTTCCTGCGCGGCAAGACGATCATCGACCGCTTCGGCCAGGATGGCATCCCGGCGCTGCGGCGCGTGCCGTTCAACATCCGCGTCGGCGGCTTCTCGGCCGGGACGACGGGGTACTGGAAGGGCGAGGGCAAGCCCACGCCGGTGAGCAAGGCCACCTCGACCAACGTCACGCTGACCTGGGCGACGGTGTCGGGCCTCACGGTCATCAGCAAGGAGCTGGCGACGCACTCGACGCCCTCGGCGGAGACGGCGCTGCGGAACGACATCGCCGCGGCCGTGATCGCGCGCATGGACATCGACTTCGTCGACCCGGCCAAGGCGGCGGTGGCGAACACCTCGCCGGCCTCCATCACCAATGGGCTCGCGGCCAATGCGCCCTCGGGCACGGCGGCCGTCAACGTGCGGAAGGACCTGGCCACGCTGCTCGCGGCGTTCGCGACGGCGAATCTGGGCCGCTCGAACCTCGTGCTGATCATGTCCGACACGATGGCGGGCAACATCGCCATGATGGTCAACGCGCTCGGCCAGCCGGACTTCCCGCAGATGGACCTGTCGGCGGCCGTCCCGCGGCTGCACGGCATCCCGGTCATCACGTCGGAGCACCTGACCTCGGTCGGGTCGCCCTCCACGCAGTCGATCGTGCTCGTCAAGGCCGACGAGGTCTACCTGGCCGACGATGGCATGGTCGACGTCGAGGCAAGCTTCGAGGCGTCGGTCGAAATGCTCGACGGGTCGCTGGTGCAGGACGGCACCAACGGCACGGGGGCGTCGCTGGTCAACCTCTGGCAGTCGGGCCTGATCGGCCTGCTGGCGAACCGCGAGGTGAACTGGAAGCTGCGCCGCTCGACGGCGGTGGAGTATATCTCGCCGGCCGCCTACGCGCCGCCGTCCTCGTAAGGAGGTGACGCATGGCTGACGTCACCAATACCTACTACGAGAACACCACCGACATCGGCTACGGCGCGCAGCTGCTGGTCGATCAGGGCGCGTCGCCGACGGTGTGGGCCGCGGTCAAGGGCGTGGTCTCGATCAAGTTGGGGAAGTTGACCAACGAGAAGATCAAGCGCACGCACCTCCGCTCGCCGAACCGGGCGCACGAATACACCACCGGGCTGGCCGACTACGACGCCATCCAGGTGCGGGTGAACTGGGATCCGAACCACGGGTCCCAGAACGCGGCCGGCGGGGCCGCCGACGGCTTCACGGGCGTGGGCTTGCTCGGGCTGAACATCAGTCAGGCGACCACGAACTTCAAGGCCGTGCTGCTCATCGACGGCGCGACGTTCGAGTGGCCGTTCTCGGGCAAGGTCATCTCGTTCGACCCGCCCGAGATCACGAACGACGGGCTGCTCGAGGCGATGTTCGAAATCCAGCCCGTGAGCGACTACCGCGGCGATCTGCCGTAGGCACCACCACCGCGGGCGGATGGACGCGCGCGCCATCCGCCCGATCGTTCGATGACGGGTCCGACGATGCGCACCATCATTGCCCTCAAACCGTGCCCGCAGGGACAGCAACCCGGCGAACACTTCGACGTGCCGGACGCCCACGCGGCAGCCCTGGTGCTGGTCGGGGCCGCCAAATACGCCGATGAGGACGAGACGGCGCGCGCCCCGCGGCGGCGCTACCTCCGTCGTGATCTGCGTGCGGACGCCTGATGCGCCTCTTCGGCCTGGAGATCGCGCGCACGAAGGCGGCCATCGCGCCCTTGGCGTCGGCCGAGTGGAACGCGGGCGCGTGGTTTCGCATCCGTGAGTCCTTCGCGGGCGCGTGGCAGCGGGGCGTCGTCTACGACCACACCTCGATCCTGAAGCAGAGCACGGTCTGGGCCTGCCTGACACTGATCATGCAGGACATCGGGAAGCTCGAGCCCCGGCTGGTGGAGCGGCATGGGGACATCTGGGAGCCTGTCGAGAACCCGGCCTATTCCCCTGTCCTGCGCAAGCCAAATCACTATCAGAACCGGATCAAGTTCTTCGAGGGCTGGATCGCGTCCAAGCTGACGCAGGGCAACACCTACGTCCTGAAGCGGCGCGATCGGCGCGGGGTGGTGGACGCGCTCTATCTGCTCGACCCCGAGCGCGTAAAGGTGCTCGTGGCGCCGGATGGCGCCGTGTACTACCAGTTGGGGGCGGACAACCTTGCGGGCCTGGGTGCGGCGGCGGTCGTGCCGGCGCGCGAGATGATCCATGACGTCGGCGTGGCGCTCTATCACCCGCTCTGCGGGCTGCCGCCGCTGGTGGCGTGCGCGCTGTCGGCCTCGCAGAGTCTGAGCATTCAGCAGTCGTCGCTGAAGTTCTTCCAGAACCACAGTAAACCGGGTGGTGTCCTCACCGCACCGAACCGCATCAGCCAGGAGACGGCGGATCGGATCAAGGCGCATTGGGAGGCGAACTTCGCCGGCGAGGAGAGCATCGGCAAGGTGGCCGTGCTCGGGGATGGGCTGAAGTACGAGGCGATGGCGGTGACGGCAGTGGATGCCGAGCTCGCCAAGCAGTTGGCCTGGACGGACGAGAAAATCTGCTCGGTCTACCACGTGCCGCCGTTCATGGTGGGCGTCGGGCCGCAGCCGACCTACGACAACATCGAGAAGTTCACGCTCCAGTATTACCAGCAGGCGTTGCAGAACCCGATCGAGTGCATCGAGCTGTGCCTCGATGAGGGGCTGGAGCTGGGATCGACGCTCGGGATCGAGTTCGACATCGAGGGCGGGCTGTTTCGCATGGACTCGGCCACCAAGATGAAGAACGCCACGGAAGGCGTCAAGGGCGGTGTCGTGTCGCCCAATGAGGCGCGGCGCAAGTTCAACCTGCCGAGCGTGTCAGGCGGATCGACGCCCTACTTGCAGCAGCAGAACTACTCGCTGGCCGCCCTGGCGAAGCGCGACGCGCAGGCGGATCCGTTCGCGAAGACGCCTGCGGCGCTTCCTCCGGCGCCCTCGGCTGAGGGCGACGACGAGGCCGACGATGCGGAGAAGACGGCGACGCGCCTGCGGTTCAAGACGCGCACCAAGGCACTCGTGCAGCGCTACACGCGAGAGGACGTCCAGTGTCAAGCGAGCTAGCGGATGCGGTCTTCGAGGCGATCGAGCAGGTCACGGCCCCGCTCCTCGCGCGGATCCAGGCGCTGGAGGCCGAGATCGTCTCGGTGAAGTCGGCCGCCCCGGCCCCAGGGCCGCCCGGCCCTCCGGGACCGCCTGGGGAGTGCGGCGAGCGCGGGGAGAAGGGCGAGCCGGGCGTACCCGGCGAGCGCGGACCGCATGGAGAGCGGGGCGAGCCCGGAGCCACGGGCGAGCGCGGGGAGAAGGGCGAGCCGGGCGAGCGCGGCGAGAAGGGCGAGCCCGGCGTACCCGGCGAGCGCGGACCGCATGGAGAGCGGGGCGAGCCCGGAGCCACGGGCGAACGCGGCGAGATGGGCCCACAGGGCGACCGCGGCGAGAAGGGCGCGGACGGCCTCGGGATGGCCGACGCCATGCTCGACCACGAGGGGCGGCTCATTCTGACGCGCACGGATGGCACGACCAAAGTGCTCGGGGTGGTGGTGGGGGCGAAAGGCGAGCCGGGCCGCGATGGGCGCGACGGCCTGGAGATCGACCACCTGATGATCGAGCAGGTCGATGAGCGGTCATTCGCCGTCAAGGCGGTGCAGGGCGGGCACGTCCAGGCGCTCGGCAGCGTCACGATGCCGGTGGTGATCTACCGCGGCGTCTGGGAGCCGCGGACCTATCAGGCTGGCGATGCGGTGACGTGGGGCGGGTCGCTCTGGATCGCGAAGGGCGAGACGACGGCCAAGCCGGAGGAACACGGGGCCGTGCGGACGTGGCAGTTGGCGGTCAAGCGCGGTGCCGAGGGCAAGCGTGGGCCCCAAGGCGAGAAGGGCGAGCGCGGGCCCCAGGGTGAGCAGGGGATGCGAGGACCGGACCGATGGTGACGGCGACGGCGGTACAGGACGCGACGAGGTGTGACTATGGCCCCGTGCCCGTGCCCGAACTCTGGCCGTGCGAGACGGTGGTGATCGTGGCGACGGGGCCGAGCCTGACCCCGACCGATGTCGACCACTGCCGCGGTCGGGCGCGCGTGATCGCCATCAAGGACGCCATCCGGCTCGCCCCGTGGGCGGAGGTGCTCTACGGGGCTGGAGCGGACGCGGGCGGGGATACCTGGTGGCGCCGACATGGACCGTCGCTCACCTTCGCAGGTCTGCGGTACTGCCTGGACCCCAAGGCCGCGGCCTGGGCGAGCGTGCTGGCACCAGGGCCGGCGCAGGGGTTGAGCACGGATCCCGGAGCCTTGGCGACGGGGGGGCATTCGGGCTATTCGGCCATCAATCTGGCTGTGCATCTCGGGGCCGCGCGGATCGTGTTGCTCGGGTACGACCTGCAAGCGACGGGCGGGCAGGATCATTTCTTCGGCCGCCATCAGCACGGGCATAGCGGTCGTCAGTTGCCGTTCGGGTTGTTTCACCACCACTTCCCGTCCATCGTGCCGGCTCTCGCCGCGCGCGGCGTGACGGTGGTCAATGCCTCGCGGCAGACGGCGCTCGACCTCTTCCCACGGATGACAATCGCGGAGGCGCTCGCGTGAAGGGCGACCTGCGGATCTACATCGGCTGGGATCGGACGGAGCCGGCGGCGGCGGCGGTGCTCGCGCACTCCATTCTCACGCGCGCCACGGCGCCGGTGTCCATTGTGCCGCTCACGCGCAGCAGCCTGCAGCACACCTATCTGCGGGAGCGCGCGCCCACGGAGGCGACGGAGTTCTCGTTCACGCGGTTCCTGGTGCCCTACCTCTCGCGTTACGAGGGCTGGTCGGTCTTCATGGACTGCGACATGCTCTGCCAGGCCGACATCTGGGAGCTCATGCTCCACGCGGTGTCGCAGCGCGACAAGGCTGTGCTGGTGTGCCAGCACGACTACGTGCCGAAGACCGCGACCAAGATGCAGGGCCAGGCGCAGACACGCTACCCGCGGAAGAACTGGTCGAGCCTGATGGTGTTCAACAACGCCCAGTGCCGGCAGCTCACGCGCCAGTATGTCAACACGGCGAGCGGAGCCGATCTCCATCAGTTCGCGTGGGTGCCAGACGAGCAGATCGGGTCGCTGCCGCTCACGTGGAACTGGCTGGTGGGCGAGTACGCGCCGAATCCGCACGCCGAGATGCTGCACTACACCCTTGGGGGGCCGTGGTTCCCCGAGCATCAGGGCTGCGACCATGCGGATCTATGGTGGCGCGAGCGTGACGCCATGCTCGGGCTCGCGCCGCCGGCGGCCTGGCGCGGGCAGGTGAGCGCATGAGCGCGACGATGGCCACGGACGTCGAGATCGTGACGTTTCAGCCCGTGCTCGAGCGCACGGCGGCGCTATTCCGCAACCTGGCGAGCACGGCGTCGGGCGCGGGATTCCGTGTGCGCCGGTCGGCGGCGTATCAGGGCGGCACGCCGTGGCTGATGCTGTGGGGTGCGGGCCATCCTGTGCGCGCCGAGGCGATGACGCGGCATGTCGCCGCTGGCGGGCGGGCGATTGCCTGGGATCTGGCGTATTGGCAGCGCGATACCAAGATGCGCGTGTCGGTCGACGCGCCTCATCCATCGGCGTGGGTGATGCGGCGCGACTGGCCGGCGTCGCGCTTGGCCGCCGACCGCGTGACGGTGTCGGATCATTGGCGGCCAACCGGCCCCATTGTGGTGGCGGGGCTGGGAGAGAAGGCCCGCGTGCAGTATGGCGCGGCGGTGGTGGATGCGTGGGAAGCGTCGATGGTGCAGGCCTGCCGGAGGCGCTGGCCGGAGCGGCCGATCGTGTACCGCAAAAAGCGGCCGACGGCGGCGGCGCCCGCGTGGGCGACCTCCGTGTCTTCTGGGGCCACGCCCATCGAGAGCACGCTCACGAATGCCTCGCTCGTGATGACCTGGCACTCCAACGTCGCCGTGGACGCGATCCGCCTGGGGATTCCGGTCATCTGCCGGGACGGGGCCGCCTCGGCCGTCTGCCCGTCGACGCTGGGCGAAGCCGATCCGCAGCCCCTCGCCCCGGAGCTCCGACAGCGGTTTCTTGCGAATCTCGCCTGGTTCCAGTGGGCGCCGCGTGAGGCG